TCCATTGGACATACTCTACTCTATGTAACTCTTAAAATAGCTGCACTTGCAGTAAAAGCAGGAAACTGAATTGTAAATGTTCCAGATGTAGCAGTCTTATCACCACCAAAATCTAACACACATACAGCCGGATCTCCTGATGCTGTGTCATTATAAATTAATGCACCACGAGCTGTTAATGTAACACCAGTAAAAGAACGATCTGCAAAATCCACAATCGCTGTATTAGTTGATAATGATGTGCCACCATTTACTAAAGCTCCGCCACCACTTGTATACTGTCCTGAGTTTGATACTTGTGCATCAGTGGTAAAACTTGTTGTAGATTTACCTAGTACAGCACTGTTAGTGTACAAAGAAAGTTTAAAAGAGTTGCCTCCAGTTTGTTTAAAATTATGAGTTCCTTCAAAAAGTTCTTTTTTAAAAGAATTACATATTACACTAGTTGTTATTGCCATAATTACTCCATATTTTAAGGTGAGGGTGATTGAATTGGAATTCTTGGAACGCCTTCTTCATACTGCCCTCGTCTTCTACTACCCATTTGTTGCATTGCAAAACCTTGAGTGCTTTCATTATACTTGTCTAAATACAATTTGTACATATCCATAGGGCCTTTTAAATAAGAAAAACATTCTGCTAATACACTATATAATAATAATTGATCTTGATAGGTTGACAAAAATGTGCTGTTTGATGAAGTAAAATGAGGAGGATCAATAATGTAATTGATTTGAATTGTGTACGCTTGATCAGGTGTTGGTGCCAGAACAATATTTTGATCATCCCAATTTGCATAATATTTAGGTGTAGCGTTTGTCTCACTTGGGTTAAATTCAGAAATAAAACTTGTATCTCTTTTTTCTAAAAAATCTCTGACTCCAGAATTTGTTATTTGGACAGATCGTAAATAGATTAGGTCAGAAGGCATACTTAAATACCTTTGTGAAGCAATTGTAGATGTTGTTGCATACTTCCTTAAATCATCATAGTCAACTTTACCAGCGATATCTAGTTCTGCATTTCTAATAAATTGATCTATTAGAGTGTCTGACAATACATTACTATCAACCTCTGTATAGTTTCTTACCTGTGTTAAAAAATTTGCGTGTGTTATTGCCATATTTTATGCCTCAGTGTTTATAGTCCACCCCATGGCAGAATGGTTTGTACAATAATAATATAATGTAGGAGCACCAACTGCAACAGTGATTTGTGTGTAAGCACCACTTTGGTGTCTCACTTATTCTTAGAGGGTGACCGTCATTTGATGAATCGCTCTGATCAAAACGATAAGTTTTACCCTCTTCAAAAGTGAGTGTTACATCAGCAGTTGCGGTAGATCCATCTATAGCAAATTTGTTAGTTGACCCTACATTATGATATGGATGATTTGAAGGATTACCTCCAACTACAGTAACAGCAAAAGTTTGAGTTATAACGAGAGCATCAACAGTGACGTTACCAACCTCAGCAGTTAATTCTCTTTTTCTATTTTCAGCAGAACCATCATCAGGCACCATACTTCCATATTGTGGGTCTGCATCTGTTGATGTTTGTGAAATAGAACCTTCTGTTCTAAAAGCAAAATCACCTGGAAGTGTTAAATTGACAACAGCCTGCCCCCCTCCTCCAGAATCTGTCACAGTTTGATCTGCTGTAGAATCGTTTAAAAAAGGTTGTATTGGTTGTTGAAATCTTTGACTTCTGGCATTCGCTAACCCAATGGCATCTGCAGTGATATGCTTTTTTCTTATCTGAGGTTGTTTACCTTCATATTCTGATTTATGAACAAAAGACCCATTCCATTCTCTGACCATCTCTCTGTAAGGAAAGGCCATACCAGAGCGATCTGAAATTGCTTTTGCATATTTACCACGCGCATAGGGCATTTAGAACACCCCTTTAAACTTTGTTCCACGAACAGAGGCACGACCTCCTAAAGAAAATTTTTGTTCTTTCTTTTTTATTTTTTGTATATCTTCTTTTAAACCACCACTTTTTGCCATACCTAATTGTTGATAAACATTTTGAGAAGTTAAATTACCCTGACCTGTAAATTGTGGCATATTTTTAAAACTGTCGCGTGTTCTTAATCTTTGTAAAAGAGCTGCTTGTTTATCATACTCTGGATCACCTGCTCTTTGCGGACGTGTAAATGTTTCAGTAACACTTTTAGTTCCAGCTTTTGAATAAAATTGACCTGTTGGACTTCTATAACCTGCTGGTTGAGGAACTGACAGACCCCCTCCTCCTCCACCCGGAGTATAAGTAGAACCTTTTGGAATTTGTGTTGTAGTTTTATAAACACCTGGTGAACTACCTGCTAATCCTGGAGGACCACTAGCTCCCTCCATATAACTATACACAGGTACTTGTCTAGTTTTTTTTTCAGTAAATGTTAGACCTTTTAATTTTTTTTCTGCTTCTGCTATTTCAGGCGACAAATCTCTATAATACCCTGTAGTTCTAGTTGGGCCCATCATAGATTCATCATAATATTGACGAGTGGGTGTAAATCTTTCTGATTTTAAATCCTCTCTTATTTTTTTAAATTGTTCCTCTGAGGGTTTAGCAAATTGTTTTTCAATATTTTTGAAATAAGCTTGTCGCATGCGCTCAGGCATATTGAAAGTTGTTTTATATTGAATATTTGCACGTTTATCAAATGTTTTTTGTTCAGGTGTTGTTAATCTATCTCTATACCCTTTGATTGTTTTGTACAGTTCAGGACGAGATTGTTCAAGTGCTGACATATAGCCACCACCCTGTCTTTTAAATATACGCATACCTTTCATATTACACTCCTTGTGGGAAATAAGTTTGAGGGGTTATATAAACAGATGTTCTTTGTCCATCTTCGTTTAAAGCCCTTGACAACTCATCCTCATAAATTAATTTATTTTGTTGTACCACTTGTGGATTATACTTCATAGACAAATAATATGCTAGACCAGCGACCATACACGGTATAAATCTAAACACAACATCTGCTTGATTCGTATAACCTCCAGCATCTTCAATTCTTTTTAAATAATAATATTTCACATAAGTATAAGTAGATGCATCTGGTGTTTGATATAACGTTATCGTAGGTGTTGTTTGTCTGTCCACATAATATTGTGAAGGTTGTCCTGTAGAACCTTTATTAGGCAAAGCCGCATATTCACTTCTACTGATTTTTGTTAACGACACATCATTTGTTGAAGAAGTTGTACCTGTTGTTGTGCTCACATAAGCTTCAAGAATATCATTCGCATTCGTTGGTGCTGTGTAAGTCGCTGTCCCGTTTGTCAATAATTGTTCTTTTAGTTCTACTTTCCACAAGTGAACTCCGCGGTTTCCCCATTCGCTGAAAAGAATATTTAAACTTCTTCTTGCAGATTTTAAATCATACCCACTGTTAGTACGAGCACCTGTTCGCTCATATGCTTCTTGGATGATATCGTCAATATCGAGATCAAATGTAGTTGTTCCTGATGTGGCCATAATTCATCCTAACTTCTGTGTATTTGGTTTGGATCTTTAACTCCTTGAATTGCAATACCACCAAATTTTTTTTTCTTAATGCCTTTTAATTCAGCAGATCCTGCTACTGTTGGTGCAAGGACTGCACCTATGACACTTTTTTTTAACCCTGCTTTAGGATCTAACACTTTTCTTACTAATTTTTTAAAATTTTTAAAAGACATTTTTTCTATTTCTTTGGATGTTTTACCTGAATGTCTTTCTAGATATTCAACTCCATCTTTTAAGTGTGGATCTTTTCTTGAACCTCCCTCAAGTTTTAATTTATCCTTTGTATTAAAAAAAAGTTCGCTTTTTTTATCCATAATTCATCCTAATAAATTGGTGTTTTCTTTTTAAAGCCACCCTTTGCCATTTTCACGCCCACAGGGCCACCATATTTTTTTTTCTCCATGTTTTTTAACTCTGCTGATCCTAACTCACTTGGTGTAAGAACTCCAAGAACACCAGCAGTTTTGCCCAAAACTTTTAAAAGTTTCATAGTTTTAGATGCTCCTTCAGTAGGTGCATTTTTTTGTCTTTTTAAAAATTCAGGTATTTTTGGTTCGTTTCTTTTTTCCATAACATAAGTGCTTAATTTTTTACCACCTTTGTCGCCTTTAATATCTACCTTACCTTTTTTAAGTTCTTTTTTAAAATTTTTTTCTGCTTTTTTCTCTTCAATAAATTTACCAAGATTAGCTTGTTTGGTTTTATCTTTCATCTTAGCACCCGCAATTCTGTCTGCCTGAGTAGGATTAGGATTGTTGTCTATACCAGCTTTAACTGACAACATTCCAAAAGAAGATTTTTTATTTTTTTCCATAGTTAAAGTATACCCTCATAGTAAGTTTCTATCAACATCCCCTTGCTTGCAAAGGTTTTAACATTTGTAGGTTTACCACCCACTCCTTGAGCTTTTGCTCTTTTACGTTTTACCGCACTTCGTCTTTGCGATTCTGTCATCTTAGCTGCTTTTGAAGCGGGTACACATTTTGGATATTTTCGTTTAGAACCACTTGCTTTTTTTCGTCCACACTTTTGGAACTTACCACCTTTTTTGGGTGCACCAATGTCAACCCAATTTTCTGAAAACCACTTCTTTAAACCCATTATCTTAATAAATCTTTGTAATAAGCAGACGCAGAAGCATTGCTTAACATATCACCATCAACATCAACGGATATAGGTGAACCCATAACGGAGTGACCATCAACCTGAGCCAACATACCCTCTTTAGCAGGTTTTGGTCCTTTAAAATCTTTTCGTTTTACACCACTTGGGTCTTTAATTTTACCCGCACATATTTTTGATGCATATGCATTTGCATAGGCGGATGGATATACCTTAAATTTTCTTTTAGCTGCTGCTTTTCCTCTAGGACATAGTTTTGTCATATTTGTAACCCCATCTATTCTCAGACAAATCCCAAACTCGTTTAGTTTCCATTGGAATACGTACAAGAAAATTGTTAAATTTTATTATGTTTTTAGTTATCTGCATCTTTAAATGTTCTTATAATATCAATTTTATGTTCGTTAGTTGATACAATATCTACCTGTTTGTCTATCTCGTCTATGATGTTTGGATGTTCTCCTATGCCAACAGAACTATTTAAGTAAATTTTTATAGTTGCATTAGCCTTTTCAATATTCGCATCATAAACTTTTACTAAAGCATTTATAATATCATCTTTCATTATCTTAACACCTTTTTTTTCTTCTTTCTAGTCTTTGCATACTTGCGCTTTTGTGGACCTTTAGTAATTTGTTGTCGCATCTGACTTCTGCCTATTGCCATGGTATATACCTCGTTTTGCCTTTAGCATCTTTATAAGCTTTTAAAAACTGTTTGCGACAATTATCAGTGTATGAAACGTGTACCCATCCACTTTGTGGATCTGATGGTTTATAAAATTCAAGTATTAATTGATCATACTTAATATTATTATGTATCCAACTAGCCAATATTTTGTTATCTAAACCAAATATTTCAATGTCTGCTGCTTCTCCTTTGCAGTGTTGAGATTTACTCGAAGAACCTATAGCCTCACTTAAACGAGCTGACCTAAATCCTGATGATATAAACACAGGCATTTCAAATTTATTGCGTATAGGTTGAAGAACATTTTCACAAAGTTTAGTCAAGGCTAAAACTTGCATCTGATTAGGTTTGTTTTCAAAGCCTAGTCGCGTTGCTGTTTGTGACTTTGTTAGCTCTGCCAGAGAAAAGTTTTCTGTTAATTTCATATAATTTATTGATTGGATAAGAGATTGTTGCCCAAACACCCCATATTGAAAAGAAAAATAAAAAACCTATAAATAAAATTAAGGTTACTAAAGCATCCAAGATATCACTAATAAACCACATAATACAACTACTATAAGGTCTTTATTGGTGACATACAAGTCTTTTATCATATCTTTGTAAAATTTAATTTTTTCTAACATTTCCATCTCCTCCTCGCCTGACAAATTCTTTTGTTTGGCGTTTTTTTACAATTAATATTATGCATTCTAGCCTGTCCTGCACTACGCGCACAAAAAGACTTTCTGCGTTTGGCTGCCTTACTACCTTTTTTGACCTTACCCGTTACCGCTGTTTTTAACTTTGAGCCAGGGTTTTTGCGTCTGTACGCTTTCACCCCAGCTTCAGTCATTCCAGCTCCTGACTTTGTGGGTCGGTAATACTTTTTATTACGAGGAGGCATACCCCCCTTTTTGTAACCAAGCAAGTCAAGATCGTCATAATAACTATCCATTGTCAGTATCAGCAGTTACTGGTGTAACAAAAACAGTCACAGATGTAACATTTGATATTGTTAAATGCATGTCTGTTTTAAATACAATACCATCTAGTGGTATGTCAACCTGATATTGGTCTGCTGCACTACTAGCTGGTGTTGTAATAACGAGTTTTTGTGTACCACTAGCACCACCATCTTTAAAAGTTAAAGTGCCTGCACTAGCATGACCAACATAGTAAATAGACAATAATCTAGTTCTACCAGACTGTATTGTGCCTGTTGATGTTAACGTTTTTGCACCTACATCAGAGTTCATAATTTACTCCTATCTATCAGATGCAGCAAACATATAATCAATTGACGTAACTTTAGTGCCAGTAGCATTACCTGATAGAGACATTGCCGCTATTGTTAAAATTTCGTCACTTGGAATATTATCTGTGTGTGTTGCAACCTTTTTCTGTTTTACAAAGAATTGATGCATCACCATCGTCTTTTTGGAAAACAATTCTGTCCGTTGCTGTAAGCATAGCTTCAGGGTTAGTTGCAAAATTAATAGTAAAACCAAAACATAGATCAGTGTCAGTAACATCAGATGTTCTTACTTTAGTTTCAAACCAAAGATCTTTGTTTGATTGTACTTGAAAGATTTCATTCTTTTGAATTGAAGCACCATCGTTATCTGTTGTTGCTGTTGAATTTAAGTTTACT